GTTTCTACAGCTAGTTTTGTTGATAGCTTTTCTGTTTCATCGCAAGAGACAGCTCCACTAGGATTAGCGTTTAACGCCGATGGTTCTAAAATGTATGTTGTTGGTGATGATGGAAACGATGTAAATGAATACGCAATAGGAACACCAAACTATCCAAACCAAATGAACAAGACCCAGCTAGACGCTGTATCTGACGCTAATCACTTTACACTGGGTAATGACCTAGACCTTGCCATAGTATTTAACCTAGCCAGTGGGACTACGGTTCCATCTAGTGACGGTGTGTCTATTAACTACGATGCCAATGTACTTAATAAAGGCGCGATACTGGGTACTGATTATGACTATGACGCTCCTGCCCAGAATAAGGTCAGGATTACAGCATTGACAGGCAACAACCTGAAGGTGCGGGTAGTTTAGACAATGGCTGCTGAAATAGTAGCAGCAGTGGCGGCAGCTAATCAGGCATTTAACTTTATTAAAAAAGCCGTTCATAAAGGACAAGAGTTACAAGACCTAAGCAAGGCTATAGGAGCTTTCTGGGACGCTAGAGAAGAGGTTAGCATCTTAGAGCAAAAAGCAACAAACCCTAGCAAGATTCAAAAGTTGTTTGGAGGACAGTCTATAGAAGCTCAGGCATTAGAAGTGACTCTACAGAAACAACGTGCAGAAGACCTAGAGCGTGAGCTAAAAGATATATTTTTATGGACAGGGAATGGTCATCTTTGGACTGAAATGATACGCGAAAGGTCACGTATAAGAAACGCTAGGATTGCAGCAGCTAAAGAGGCTGCACAGACCAAAGCAGCAATGATAGACATAGCTATAATTACAGGAATTGTAACATTGTCTATGGTTGTAGTTTTTGCTTTTACTAAGTTAGCAGTAGGATAATTAAGGGATATACATGACTTACTTACAAATTATAAACAATGTGCTAAAAAGGCTTCGAGAAACTGAAGTCAGTACTGTTAATGAGACTGATTATTCTGCTTTGATTGGTGCGTTTGTTAATGATGCTAAACAAATTGTAGAGGCTGCACACAGCTGGTCTGCTCTACGTACTAGCATAGAGTTTGATACAGTTAACGGTACTTCTGAGTATAGTCTTACAGGCGCTGGTCAAGAAACTGAGATCAGAGACGCTTTGAATAAGACGTCTAACAAAAGATTTAACGCACGTAATAGGACATACATGAACAATGTCTATCACTTGCGTACTCCCACGTCTGGGCCTCCTACAGAGTTTGCTTTTAGTGGTGCTGACAGCAATGGAGACATCCAAGTCAAAGTGTATCCACAGCCTGATGGCATCTACTCTTTGCTGTTTGACGCCTTTGTACCTCAAGCAGAGCTGTCTAACGACAGTGACAAGCTAAAGGTTCCATCAAATCCTGTAGTTCAAATGGCCTTTGCTATGGCTCTTAGAGAGCGTGGAGAGACGGGTGGACAGTCAGCAGCAGAGCAGTTTGCTATAGCTGACTCTATACTGGCTGACGCTATAGCCTTCGATGCTAACAAGTATCAAGAAGATACTACCTTTATGGCGGTCTAATATGGCTCAAAAGCTACAAAGCATCACAATTACAGCTCCAAGCTATGCTGGGATCAACACACAGGACGCTCCGCTGTCTCAAGACCCCACATTCGCTGCTGTAGCTGATAACTGCATTATTGACAAAGAAGGCCGTATAGCGTCTCGTAAGGGCTATGAGATGGTGTCTACTAATGGCTCCTCTGTGCTAGGCAGTTCTGATGGTATTAAAGCAGTGCATCAGTATAGAGATTCTAATGGAAATACAGAAATACTGTCTGTAGGTAACAATAAGATATTCTTAGGCGATACTACTTTAGTAGACTCTACTCCAGCTTCCTATACAATAACTAGCGATGATTGGAAGATAGTAAACTTTAATGATCATGCGTACTTTTTTCAAAGAGGGTATGAGCCTTTACTTTATACAAACTCTATAGGCAACATAGAAGCAATGTCTACTCATGTTCACGCTACTGGAACTCCACCACAAGGCAATGAGGTTCTAGCAGCATTTGGTCGTTTATGGGTAGCTGACTTTGCTACAGACAAATCTACTATCTACTGGAGTGACTTATTAAACGGTCACGCTTGGTCTGGTGGGTCTACAGGCTCTATAGACATATCTGAGGTATGGCCTAACGGGTATGACGAGATCGTAGCCCTATCGGCCCACAACGGCTTTCTAATCATCTTTGGTAAGGACTCTATAGTTATTTATCAAGGAGCTGATAATCCAGCTACAATGTCCTTAGCAGATACTATTTCAAACATAGGCTGTGTAAGCCGAGACTCTGTAGTATCTACTGGTAAAGACTTAATCTTTTTAGATCGTTCTGGTGTTCGTAGCATAGCACGTACAATACAAGAAAAGTCATCTCCTATTGGCGATATATCTAAGAACGTCAACAATGACATTAAGAACCTAGTAGCTGCTGAGACAGGAACCATATCAATGCACTATTCTCCTAAAGAGGCGTTTGTGCTGGTAAATTTTTCTGATCTACAGACTGTATACGTATTCGATACTAGGTTTCCTTTGCAAGACGGATCATATAGAGCGACTACGTGGTCACACATGGCGCCGCTGTGCTTTACCAATCTAGAAGACGATACAATTTACATTGGTAACTCTGCTGGCATTGCTAAATACTTTGGATACGACGACAACG